CTGGTAACGATTTCTCTATCGTTATACTTTAGTTTGAACTTCGTCTCCCGCAGGATGTCCTCACGGTGTTCAGATATGCACTTCGCAAGAAGAGCACACTGACGACCGGGTAGAGATCCCTGTAGGATACGGTTCAAGTTCGAGCAGAAGCTCGATTCAGGATCCGCATTCAAATGCGCAGCCGCGATGTCCTCGCGGTGCCCGACGCCGTCCTTGCCATTCATGACTTTTTTCTGACCACGTATCAAACCGACATTGAGAAAGTCGATCTGATACGGAGTATTGGCTGACCCAAGCAGCATCTGAAAGCACGTAGAATTAAGATTCACGTACTCCCGATGGACATAAGCCTTACCAACGCTCATCTCGAGCCCGACTTTGGAGCCGAACTCGACATGGCGATCCCAGCATTCACTAGAACCTGTGTATGCGGCGTCATCGCCATTAATCAGAAAATCTCCCGGTGTAGATCCATCTTTCACCAAGAGACAGAGTCCAAGATTTGCAAGACACAAAATTGGAAACGACAACAGGCTACCCATGAGCTGACCTGTCGTTTGGATACTGGAGCATGTCTCATCGACAGTCCACTTCTCGCGAACCTTTCCGTCCGTTCCTCTACTTTGCTTGCACTTCGGGTGCCACATTCTGTGGGGTCCGAGCACACGGTAAGAGAGATTTCGAATCTCCTTACTACAGTATTGGAGTACGCGATCGAGAATTCTTCGAGAATATTCAAACGACAGGCCGTCAGTGGCGGCACTATAGTCGATCGAAAACCACTGATCTCCTTTTTCCGCTCTGGCCGCAAGGTCCATGAGATCCGTCGGACTCATCGGTCTCCCGACGAGTCTAAACCAGGGCATCTCACGAATCGTATCGTGAAGAGCACGCTGAATTGGCCGCGAATTATAGTAGTGAATGGATTCACCCTTTGTAATTACGCGAACTTTCAGCGGCTCCAAAACGGCCTGAACAGTGCAATTGAGTTCCTCTGAGGCGGCCCGATCAAGTCTGATGCGTTCCCACGCATCATCACGGTTGAGATATCGAATCTCCACAGTGATGCAAGATCTACGACCACCACGAAAGAGCCCACCCACCACATGATCCATGTGGTGGAGTTCCGACGAAAGGACGCCAAACCGGGTCTCGCCGTCTCGTGTTTCCGACCAGAATTTGAAATTCGATGACACGGAGCCGTGGTCTTTGTTGATATCATCAACGATCCATGACTCTCCTTTGTGACGAAAAACTTCGCCAACAAAATTGACAGGTTCTCTGTCAAGTGTCTCCGAACCGATTCCGGTCAGATAACGGAGAAAGCCAGCCTGGCCGCCTTCGGCACGCTTGCACTCAAAAGAAGCTGAGGTTGAAGCACTCAGTTTCAGAGGGTCTGCGCCACGCAGACTCTCACCCACCTTCCGGGCTGTATAGTTCAACACAGCATCAAAATATTCATTTTTGAAAATCTGATCAAGGATTTCCGGATTTTGGAGCCCGACATCGGGTTTCGTCAAAGCCGCCTGATGTTTTTTGTAGGTTTCTGCAATAACATCTGGACATAGCGGATCTGCGCCTCGTTTGGCCTGAAGCCAAGAGTACCACAGATGAGTGTTCTTTCTGTTGAAACAGACAAGACGCTGACGAGACCACCGACCAAAGATGCCGGTGAAAACGAGCACTGAGGTGTTCGCAGGAGCCTTAGGAGGTTCATTCCGAAGATAGACTGCCATAGGGTAGGCCAGCGCGTATTTTGCTCGCGCGAACCAGACCATGACAGAAGGGCTATCAAGGAACCGTGTCATCTGCTCTTGCATTGACGACACGACGGCGCCGGACGCGTTGTGATGTTCTAACACAACGGCCAGCCCATGAACTAGGGACGCTGAATATCGCACGATAAGTGCAGATTCCGCGTTGACCTTCTGATCTGAAGGCAACGGGGTCGGACTTCCGACTCTGTTCGAATCATGATCAAGTGTATAACTTGGGTTTATCATAATCCAAGGTAGGTTACCACGGCACGCGATTT